CAAGCTCAAGTTCATGAAAGAGTTTGATGAGCTTAAACTCAAAAGTGTGGAAGCTACTTCAATTCTTACTGCCAGCGAACTTTGGGTTTATAATACCAAGACACGCAAGTTGGGCATCTACATTGTAGACCAATACGCAGGTGCGCTAGGTGTTAAAGGTACAAAAATCATTGGCTTTGATGCCGCCGCAAGTGTCCAAAAGACAATGCGTAAGCCAAAAGAACAACTAAAAGAGTGGGCCAGCAACGGTAAGCCTGCCGCTAAAAAGTGGTTTAAAGGTGTGCGTAGCACAGAAATTAAACTGAATGGTACAATCAACGCAGACATGATTCTGCTGAAAGCATACAAGTGAAAAACATTCTCCTAGCTTCGTGAGTATCTGCTTTTCTAGTAGCCTGTGGCGGTGGTAGTGGCGGTGGTGCAACAGCAACTCCTGCACCTGACCCTGCGCCTAGTGGGCCTGTGACAACTTTGTTCTCGACTTCATATGAGAATATGAAAAGTCGAAACCTGTCGCAGTTTGCTATCCCTGCGGGTCTTCAAATTAGTAGCGCATGGGCCGCCGGCGACTTCTTCGGCGACGGCACGATGATTATCATGCTGTCGGATAACAGCCGAAGCATTAATTGTTATACGGCCGGGGGTATTGACCCTGCTTGTTATGCCGGCGCCAGTGCTCCGCGTTATATCAACGATGACCGTCGAGCAGTGTTCCGTTTCTATAGACTGACCAGTTCAAACACACTTGAGGACACTGGGCGTACCGCGCAAGGCTGTTTGACCCCACGCAAGGCTGTAGTTGCTGACTTTAATCGAGACGGCTCGCCGGATATTTTCGTTGCTTGCCACGGATGGGATAATACAATCAACGGCGACTGGCCGTTTGAACCAGCACGCCTGTTAATCAATGACGGTCACGGGAACTTTACAGTTTCGGATGTCGGTGCAACAGACCGCAATGCAGATGGAGCAGGTTATTATCATGGTGCTAGTGCGGCAGATGTAAATGGAGACGGGTATCCTGATGTTGTGATAACTGACAACTTTCGTGCTCAAGGTAAAAACATTACAGTTCTTATTAATCAACGCACGACTCCTGTGACATTTGCGGTAGATGATAACCGCATCGGCGGGCAAACAGCAGGCCCTTACTTTTCTGTAGAGTTTATTGATTTAGATGGCGACGGCAAAGTCGATATTGTTGCTGGCGGCGCCGAAGCACCCAATGGTAATGCTGATACAGTAATTCTGTACAACGATGGTAGTGGCTATTTTGGCTTTGGAACAAGAAAAACAACTATTCCTGCAATGGTTAACCAAGCTAATAATCAAGCAATGACCCCGGTTGACTTTACTGTTTACAGCAAAGCGGCTGATGAAAAGGTATTGATGATCAGTCGCACTGATTATTCGAAACAGTGGGTTCAGATTTATAATCTAAAAACCAGCACATCGACGGTGGTACAGCAAGCAGATAATACTTGGGTAGAGTGGTGGTTGCCTACAACTAAAAACGGTGTAAAAGGCATTATCCCGTACTCGGATACTAGAAACAAGGATGCTTGGGTTGCTTTGCCTTAATAGCTAAATCCAAAACCAAATCTCCCGATAAATACAATATCGGGAGATTTTTTATGAATAGAGACGAGCTAATAAAAGAGATTGAATTGCGACTAGGTGGCGGCATGGTTGATGTTGAACTTGACCGCGATCATTACGATATGGCAATCAACAGGGCAGTCAGGAAATATAAACAGCGCGGCGCACGAGCTATTCAAGAAAAGTTCTTGCCATTAAATATTCAAACTGAAGTTCAAACATATCAAGTCCCAAAGGAAGTAGTTTTGGTCAGGGATGTTATGTTGCGTCATACAGGCAGTATCGGTATTAGTGCTACAGGCGTGGACTTTGACCCATTCAATACAATGTACTTGAGCAATATGTTATTACAAAATAACAATAGTTTCTCGGGATTACAAAACTATGAGTTTTATGCTGATCGTCGTGAGTTATTGTCCAGGATGTTTGGTGGCTATGTAACCTTTACTTGGAACCAGAATGACCATACTTTGTTCTTACATAGAAAGTTCAGGGCAGATGACAATGTCTATATGTGGTGTTTCATCGAAAGAGACGAAGCAGACTTGCTAACTGATCCATATGCCGGACCTTGGTTGCTGGACTATGCGTTTGCCCAAGCAAAGTTTATATTAGGTGAAGCTCGTAGCAAGTTTGGTCAAATCGCAGGACCTCAAGGCGGCACAACATTAAACGGCGACAACTTAAAGAGTGAAGCCGCCGCTGATATTGAAAAGCTAGAACTAGATTTAACTCTATATGTAGACGGTAGCACACCATTAGGATTTATAATTGGATAAGCAATTTAAAATTACCAGCGAAACATTTCGTTTACCTGGAGACGATCCTTCTATTCCGGATAACTATGTTGATCCGGTAGCTTTAGCTGAATTGAAAAAACTAGCAGGTATAGATAGTCTACAATTATTGAAGCCATATAGTCCTCCTAGCATTGGAGAGAACATTAGCCAGATTGGTACAGAACGAGCCGAGTATCAGCGCAAGCACAATGTCCGTCCAGGAACAGATGAATTGTTTAAATTGTGGTTTAGTCGACCAAAACTAACAGGCGAAAATCCCGAGCCTAAAAAGTAAATATTTTTATGAAGCGTATTGTTAAATGGTTTAAGGAAATACTTGAGCGCAGGCGCCTTCGTAAAAAGTTAAAAGCGTTGGCAAAAAAACCTCCGTTTATCTATTTCTAATGAATGACGAAATCAAACAAGACTTATGGACTTGGATCACAGACTTCATCGAAGTCAATCACGAATTTTATAACTTTAAATTTCCTCCTTGCCCTTATGCCAAGTCAGCTAGACTAAAAGGTCTGGTTGATGTGCAAGTCTGTGACAAAAATCCCTTTAAATTTTTCAACGAGCAAGTCGACGATATTGTCACCGGCGACAATTTTAATGTTCGCTTGTTAGCATTTCCACACTATCACCGCTGGAACTATTTGCTACACAAATATGTAATGCATAAGAACAAGACATCAACAGGAGATAATTTTTATTCTCAATACGGGTTGGCGGCACAAACCAATAGCAAGTTTGGCGGCTTGTTCTCAGGTAAGCCATATTTCATAGTAATCATTAACAAATTGGACGATGTATTGGATGCACAGCGCACACTAGAGCGAACCAGTTATTACAAAAATTGGTCCAAAGAACATTACGAAGAAGTGGTAATCCGCAGGCAAAAGATGTTCGAAAAATACGGCAAGAAAGATTGACTATTAGATTGTATTGTTATATACTTGTAACATGAAAATCTACTTAGACATGGACGATGTTGTCGCAGACTGGCTAGTTCTAGCACAACAAATACTAGGCAAAACTTGGAACCCTGGTGAGCGCATCCCCCAGCACGAATGGGATACTCTTAAAGACAAAGAACGCTTTTATTTTGACCTGCCCTTAAAAGAAGGAGCTCATGATTTAGTTCATTGGGCCTTGCAGTATCAAAAAACGCATCCTGAAACTTGTACAGGCGTCAGGTTCTTAACAGCACTTCCTCATGATTACAGTGTGCCCTTTGCCGCACAGGATAAAGTGTGGTGGGCACATAGATATTTCCCTGGGGTTCCTGTATTCTTTGGACCGTTTAGTCACGATAAGTGGCGCCACTGTAAGACTGGCGATTTGCTTATCGACGACAGACACAGTAATTGCAGTGAGTGGAGAGCAGCAGGCGGTATTGCACACGAATATACCACATGGGAAGAATGTAAATCTTGGTTAAAGGAGAACTTTGAATGATTATCGGAGTTTGCGGTTTCATTGGTAGCGGCAAAGATACTATTGCAGACTACCTTGTCAACAATCATGGCTTCCGTCGAGAAAGCTTTGCTAACACACTCAAAGATGCAGTCAGTGCAGTCTTCGGCTGGGATCGAACAATGCTTGAAGGTCGCACAAAAGAAGCACGAGCATGGAGAGAACAAGTTGATACTTGGTGGGCAGAACGCTTAAACATGCCCGAACTTACTCCTAGACTGATGCTACAAATCTGGGGCACAGAAGTTTGCCGTAAAGGCTTTCACGACGACATTTGGATCGCCAGTTTGGAAAACAAACTACGAGCCAGCAAAGATGATGTAGTTATCAGTGACTGTCGTTTCCCCAACGAAATTCAAGCTATTAAAAATGCCGGCGGTAAAGTAGTCAGAGTGGTTCGCGGCCCTGAACCAGAATGGTACGATGATGCCGTTGCCGCAAATAAAGGTCCTACTCATATTGGCTGGGCACTGAGTTCGGATAGACTTAAAAAGTTTAATGTTCATGCCAGTGAAACCTCTTGGGTGGGTACAGAGTTTAATTCTATATTTGACAATAATGGTTCATTGGACAGTTTATTTAAACAAGTAGAATCCATACTATAAATATTTACATGGACATTAATGTAAATAAAAACGGGTGGGTCATAGACATCACAGGCGCAGATGTTAGGACATTAACGGATGAACAAGTAAATCAAATCAAACCCTTGATCACTAGCAACATTACTGTTGTCTTGCATGATCAGCCAGCCCTGTCATCGGAAGAGTATAGGACATTTATACACAGACTAGGCAAGGTACAAAACGATGCCGCACCGGAAACGGGAGAAATGTACACCCTTCCAGGCACTGAAAGAGAGATCATTCGTGTAACAGGTGCAAAAGACGATCACGGTCAGAACACTGGAATCTTCAGCCAAAAAGAAGAATTAATATGGCACTGCAATGAAACAGGACGCCAAGATCGTCCAGATGTTCTTTGTTTGTATGGTGTAAGCGGCACAGAAGGTAGTATTACTTCCTACACAAATACACAACAGGCCTATGAAGATTTGCTGAAAGAAACTGAAGTACCAGCAGGATTGATGGAAGACCTTTCCAAATTAGAAGCATATTATAACTACGGCGTCAACTTTGACGATGTAAAATACACTATATCCGACCCTAACTATAAGGCAAAACCAGGCAAGCATCCTGTTTTACTAAAGAATAAGTCGGGTAAACTTGGGTTATTCCTGAGCCCTATTCAACGACCGTTATTATTCAGGGACGGTATTGAATTAGATAGAAAAACAAAATACAAGTATGTTTCTTTCTTGTTTGATTTCTTAACACAGGAAAAGTATGTCTATGATCATCATTGGAAGAATGGTGATATAGTATTAAACTGCCAATGGCATTCGTTGCACAAGCGAAACCACTTCGAAGAGGTTGAGAAACGCATGTTATGGCGCATAATGATCAACTTATAAGAGGCAAGAATGAGAATAGAAATAGATAAGAACGGCTGGACTGTTCACGCACATGACATAAATCCAGCAGAGTTTACTGAAGAAGACGGTAAAACTCTTGCAAGGTATATAGGCACAAATACCACAGTTATCATGCACAGCTTGCCTAAGATGTCCATGAAAGAATATCAAGATTTTGCTCACAAGATTGGCCTTGCACAGCAAGACAGTTCCTTGGGTAATCCTTATTTCGATCCAAGCTCTAACAGGGAAGTTATCAGAGTAACTGG